CGCAGTCAACGGTGACACGTTCTAGTCAACCATTTGGGTGAGGGTCATGTCGGCCCTCACCCTAATTCATAGCCATATAGTCAAAAGAGGGAGGACAACATGGCAATTCACAAGATCGATCAGGTAGATGGCGTAAACCATTTTCCTAAGAAGTTTGTTACACTTCGAGCAAGCGAAGCAATCACCAAGGGTGACCTTGTCGCACTTGACCTGAGTGACAGCACAAACGGCCTCGGCGCTTCTATTCGTCCAGCAGACGTCGCTACTGACGCTTCTGGAGGCGTTTACCCAATTGCACTTGGTTTCGCTACAGAAACTGCTGCTGCAGGCGCTGAGTGCAAGGTTCAAACCGCTGGTAAGTTTGTTGATGCAAACGTCCACTCAGACACCGTTGCTGGTGACAGCCTGTACGCATCAATCGTTGCTGGTCGGGCACACCCACGCGCTGAAGCAAACGCTGGTTTGAACATCAGTGTTGCTGCAGGTGTCAGTGCTACTACGAACGTTGCTACCGCTGGAATCCTTTTGAAGGATTCAATTGAGTTTGTGTTCGAAACTGATACTGGTACTGATCGTACTTCAACAGCTTCAATCGACAGTGACGGTAACGTCGAAAACTCGGCAGATACAAGCAGCAACGTACTCCTGATTGGGTATCGTCGTGATCTTTCCAAGATCGCATACGCTCTTGAAGTAGACACTGCCAACGCGGCCGATGTCATGATTCTCGATCAAGGCCTGTTCTAAGCCATAATCGCTACCGGGCTCCGGCCCATTCTCGGC